CCTTAACTGATCCGGCATTACAGCCAGATGCTGGGCTTTATTGCCGAAAACTATGATCAGGCGCTGACCATCAACGATGTGGCTGAGCACGTCAAACTTAACGCCAACTATGCAATGGGGATATTCCAGCGGGTCATGCAATTGACGATGAAACAGTACATTACCGCGATGCGCATCAACCACGTTCGCGCGTTACTGAGCGATACCGATAAAAGTATTCTCGATATTGCCCTGACGGCAGGCTTTCGTTCGAGTAGCCGTTTTTACAGCACGTTCGGCAAATATGTCGGCATGTCGCCGCAACAATACCGCAAACTTAGCCAACAGCGCCGCCAGACGTTTCCCGGCTAAAGACGATATCAGTATCAGCCAAAAAAATAGTTTAGCCGTCGATAATAAGCAGTGAAAATAATTTAAAATAATCACATAACGTATTGTTTATAAAAATAAATATTTCAAAAATGTTTGTTTTTCACGCGCTTTACAGCCCGAAAAGGCCGGAAGATACTTGCCCGCAACGAAGATTCCTTCATAACCGGGTAAGCAATGATGAAAGTATTAATTGTTGAAAGCGAGTTTCTCCATCAAGACACCTGGGTCGGTAACGCCGTTGAGCGTCTGGCAGATGCTTTAAGCCAGCAAAATGTTACCGTGATTAAATCCACCTCCTTTGATGATGGTTTTGCCATTCTCTCTTCAAACGAAGCCATTGACTGCCTGATGTTCAGCTATCAAATGGAACATCCGGACGAACATCAAAACGTCAGACAATTGATCGGTAAGCTTCATGAGCGCCAACAAAACGTGCCGGTCTTCCTGTTGGGCGATCGGGAAAAAGCCCTCGCCGCAATGGACCGGGATCTGCTGGAGCTTGTCGATGAATTCGCCTGGATTCTGGAAGATACCGCCGACTTTATCGCCGGACGCGCCGTTGCCGCGATGACCCGCTACCGCCAGCAGCTATTGCCGCCACTGTTCAGCGCGCTGATGAAATATAGCGACATCCATGAATATTCCTGGGCAGCGCCAGGCCACCAGGGCGGCGTTGGTTTTACCAAAACACCCGCCGGACGTTTCTACCATGACTATTATGGTGAAAATCTGTTCCGCACCGACATGGGTATCGAACGCACTTCCCTCGGTTCTTTGCTTGACCATACTGGCGCATTTGGCGAAAGCGAAAGATATGCCGCACGCGTATTTGGTGCCGATCGCTCCTGGTCGGTAGTCGTCGGTACTTCCGGCTCTAACCGCACCATCATGCAGGCTTGCATGACCGATAACGATGTAGTGGTCGTTGACCGTAACTGCCATAAATCCATCGAACAAGGCTTGATGCTGACAGGCGCGAAACCGGTCTACATGGTGCCAAGCCGCAACCGCTACGGCATTATCGGGCCAATCTATCCGCAGGAAATGCAACCTGAAACCTTGCAGAAGAAAATCAATGAAAGCCCGCTGACCAAAGACAAAGCCGGGCAAAAACCGTCTTACTGCGTGGTGACCAACTGCACCTATGACGGCGTGTGTTATAACGCTAAAGAAGCACAGGATCTGCTGGAAAAAACCTCCGATCGTCTGCACTTTGACGAAGCCTGGTACGGCTATGCACGTTTCAACCCGATCTATGCCGATCACTATGCCATGCGCGGCGAACCTGGCGATCACAACGGTCCTACCGTTTTCGCCACCCACTCCACCCACAAACTGCTGAATGCGCTGTCACAGGCCTCTTATATTCATGTACGTGAAGGTCGTGGGGCGATTAACTTCTCCCGCTTCAACCAGGCCTACATGATGCATGCCACCACCTCCCCGCTGTATGCCATCTGCGCATCCAACGACGTGGCGGTGTCGATGATGGACGGCAACAGCGGCCTGTCACTGACCCAGGAAGTGATCGACGAAGCGGTTGATTTCCGTCAGGCGATGGCGCGGCTATATAAAGAGTTCACCGCTGACGGTAGCTGGTTCTTCAAACCGTGGAACAAAGAAGTCGTCACCGACCCACAAACCGGCAAAACCTATGACTTTGCTGACGCACCAACCAAACTGCTGACCACCGTTCAGGACTGCTGGGTCATGCATCCGGGCGAAAGCTGGCACGGCTTCAAAGATATTCCGGATAACTGGAGTATGCTCGACCCGATTAAAGTCAGCATCCTTGCTCCGGGAATGGGTGAAGATGGTGAACTGGAAGAAACCGGTGTTCCGGCGGCGCTGGTCACAGCCTGGCTTGGTCGCCACGGCATTGTGCCTACCCGTACCACTGACTTCCAGATTATGTTCCTGTTCTCTATGGGCGTGACCCGTGGGAAATGGGGGACTCTGGTTAACACCCTTTGCTCCTTCAAACGCCACTATGATGCCAACACACCGCTGGCGCAGGTGATGCCGGAACTTGTTGAACAATATCCTGACACTTACGCGAACATGGGGATTCACGATCTGGGTGACACCATGTTTGCCTGGCTGAAAGAAAACAACCCTGGCGCACGGTTGAATGAAGCCTATTCCGGCCTACCGGTGGCGGAAATCACCCCGCGTGAAGCGTACAACGCGATTGTCGACAACAATGTCGAACTGGTATCCATTGAAAATCTGCCAGGACGTATCGCGGCAAACTCAGTTATCCCGTATCCGCCAGGAATCCCGATGCTGCTGTCTGGTGAAAACTTCGGCGATAAAAACAGTCCGCAAGTAAGTTATTTACGCTCGCTGCAATCCTGGGACCATCATTTCCCTGGATTTGAACACGAAACAGAAGGGACAGAAATTATTGACGGTATTTACCACGTTATGTGTGTGAAAGCGTAACCACTATTCCGCTGAAGGCGTAATTGTTAAATAACATTACGCCGCCTGGCTTGAGGCCTTTTAAGTATGGCAACGTTTTCATAAAAATTGCTGCAAACAAAAAATGTCATGCTTTTTGCGCGGTCCCACCCCGCGCTTTTTTTTGCCTGTTATTTATCCTTTTTTTAGCCTGTAAAAAAATATGTACATGAGAAATTACTATAAAAATTTGTAATATTAGTAAAACTCGTTATTTTTATGCATGTTTATATTCATCATACAATTATATAACCATTTCCCGGTATCGCTTCGCTTTAGCGAGAACTGGTCTTTTATTCGCACTCAGGAGTACATGTATGAGGATTTGCAGCGACCAACCTTGTATTGTTTTATTGACTGAAAAAGATGTCTGGATAAGGGTGAATGGGAAAGAACCTATTAGCCTTAAAGCTAACCACATGGCGTTATTAAATTGTGAAAATAATATTATCGACGTCTCCTCTCTTAATAACACTTTGGTTGCTCATATTAGTCACGACATCATCAAAGATTACCTCCGGTTTCTGAATAAAGATCTCTCGCAAATACCAGTATGGCAACGTAGCGCTACGCCCATCCTCACCCTTCCATGCCTGACGCCAGACGTCTTTCGCGTTGCCGCGCAGCATAGCATGATGCCCGCTGAAACTGAGTCAGAAAAGGAACGAACACGTGCATTATTATTCACTGTGCTATCCCGTTTTCTCGACAGTAAAAAATTCCTTTCACTAATGATGTATATGTTACGTAATTGTGTAAGTGACAGCGTTTATCAAATTATTGAAAGCGATATCCACAAAGACTGGAATCTTAGTATGGTAGCCAGTTGTTTATGTCTTAGCCCAAGTCTGTTAAAGAAAAAGCTGAAAAGCGAAAACACCAGTTATAGCCAAATAATCACCACCTGCCGCATGCGTTATGCCGTAAATGAATTAATGATGGACGGTAAAAATATCTCTCAGGTATCACAGTCCTGCGGCTACAACAGTACGTCGTACTTTATTTCTGTCTTTAAAGACTTCTACGGTATGACGCCGCTGCATTATGTTAGTCAGCACAGAGAACGCACTGTCGCCTGATTTTTAACCTTAACGAAGAGCTATATTAATAACGGCATCAGCGATAACCCGGCCGATAATAATTCAACTATCGAATGCAGGCGTATGATATGACGTAATTTATTGTCACGAAGCTCGCCTTCGCAGGAGTTTAATTATGTCTTCGGATGCTGATGCTCACAAAGTGGGCTTAATCCCCGTCACCCTGATGGTGTCGGGGAATATTATGGGGTCAGGTGTTTTTCTGTTACCTGCAAACCTGGCCTCCACTGGCGGGATTGCTATTTATGGATGGTTGGTGACGATTATCGGTGCGCTGGGGCTCTCGATGGTATACGCCAAAATGTCGTTCCTCGACCCAAGTCCTGGTGGTTCTTACGCTTACGCCCGCCGCTGCTTTGGCCCGTTTCTCGGTTATCAAACCAACGTCCTCTACTGGCTGGCCTGCTGGATCGGCAATATCGCCATGGTGGTCGGCAATATCGCCATGGTGGTCATTGGCGTAGGATATTTAAGTTACTTTGGCGTAGGATATTTAAGTTAGATATTTAAGTTACTTCTTCCCGATTCTGAAAGATCCATTGGTATTAACCATCACCTGCGTCGTGGTGCTGTGGATCTTCGTCCTGCTGAACATTGTCGGTCCGAAAATGATCACCCGCGTACAGGCCGTTGCTACCGTGCTGGCGCTGATCCCCATCGTCGGGATTGCCGTATTTGATTAGACTTGAGTTCCGTGGGAGGGAATAAGTGAGATATTTATGGGAAGAACTGGGTCAAAATGGGAAGAGACTAGGAGGAATATGCAATAACCTTACAGTATGTGAAAATCAGACCGGCCCGAAAAAAAAACAGAACTCGCGCCAGCCTGATTGCAGATATTACTCTTTTTTCTCCGTATCTGCATCGGGTTCATCAGCAAATAGCTTGCCCTGCATCCGATCCAGTTCTTCTTTTCTTACCCGCTTAACCACGCTGTAGACCCACTGAAGCGAAACACCAAATTTGCGGGCCAGTTCGTGGTGGTTGCGTCCGTTAAACTCCCTGAAGATTTCCCGGTCGCGCTGACTGACCTTCCATACCATGCCCATCGGGAAATAAACGTTTTGCCCGCCCCAGACCTGCATCATTCGGTTCGCGACGGCCTGACCAATCTGGTCGGCAACTTCGGGCTCAATATCAATAATCTCGCGAACGGTCTCAGAGGTATGCTGTGCCAGTTCCACCAGGAGTTCCGGCCCCTTACTTCGAAACTGATTCAGGTCGCTCATGTTTGACTCCCGCAGCTCTGCGCTGCCACTTCTTCAGTTTCTCAATAACACTGCTTGCCTGTTCAGTACTGAGCCAGCGCAGGGCGCTGATGCCCGTTTCCCGCTTGATCCACCTCGCTAATGCATTTTCTGAACGGTCACGAACAATGCCGGCAGCAGCCATTTCAAGCCATAGCGCACGAATTTTCCTGGACTGCGGATGGTTATCAAGCGGTAAACCGGAGCTGGCTTTTCTGGCTGGTTTAACGCGAAAGCCTTTCTTTTTCATGGATTCCAGCACGCAGTTTAGTTGTGTGGTATCCATTCCTTTGGTTGAGGCTTTACCGGTCAGCCCCTGTAACATCTGGCGGTAGGTGTCTTCATCCATACCCAGTTCATTACGGGCAATATGGATAAGCTGTATCAGGCGTTTTTTCTGCATATCATCTCCTTTTTTTCAGTCTGTCGGCAACAATGTCGGTTGCAGCTGGCAGGGTGACTGGCCAGAACAACATGACGGCGGTCATGTACAGGATGTAATGCGCGGTGTCGTAGTGCCTGCCATAGCCCAGGGAACGATGAAGTCTTGCGCTGCATGATCCTGCGTACATATACCAGAAAAGAAAACAGACAATGGTTTCAGTAGTCATTCTGAATACCTCCCCATTCGATATGAATATTACGGGCAGCAATGACAGGGTCGTTATTCCACCATGCACCTGACATGTATTTTTCAACCTGTTCGCGTCCGGCAATAACACCAATTGTGATCCCCGGCCTGACGTTCTTAAAAAAGGCGCGGGCAAAAAGGTATCTGGCAGATATTCGGCAGGCTTTTAATTTCCGGCTTTTACCTGATAGCGTAATCATCTGGCCTCCAGTTTCTGTTGTTCCTGCCCACTGACCGGGCGGTGCAGTCTGACGTTCTGCCCTTCACGAAACCCCGCATAGCGCGAGGCGTCGCCATTGCGGCTTCTTCCCGGTTTACGCGCCCTGGTGGTTTGCGTCTGCGGGTATTTATGTTCCAGCCACTGCTGCATCAGTTCACGCTCATCATCGGTCAGGGCAAAGGACTGTATTTCACTGATAACGGCCAGCACCCAGCCTTCGGCAAACTGGTCTCCACGGCTGGTGCGGGTGGCGGTTTTTATTCTTTTGTTCTGTGCACTGATATACTGCTGACGCGCCTTTTTCAGCTGACGGGCCAGCACTTCCCAGGTGTATGCAGCCAGTGCCGCACGTTCCCGGTTGCCGTAGAACCCCACAGACGGATGCGTGCCGGGGTGAATGATGGAGTTAACACCAAATACCTCGCGGATGATGTTCATCAGGCCCAGCATGTAGCGCGGTGGACGGAGACTGCCTGTCGGCCAGTAGTGACTGATGGTTTCATCAATATCACTCATAGCAATGTCGGAATGTGTGATGCCGTGAACATCCATCAGTTTACGGGCTCGGCGCAGTGCCAGAGCGGCCTCGTGCGGGTTGCCGGATGCGGCCAGCGCCAGCAACTTTTTCAGTTTCTCAATGTGTTTATTCTGGTCTGTCATTGTTCTGTATCTCCGGTATTTTTCTGCCGTTTCCATGCCCGGACAGCGTCGGACAGCTCTTTCAGGCTGTATGCTGCTTTAAGCTTTTCCCATAACCACTGTGTTGTTATGTGCATCAGCAGGGCAGCCAGGGCTGCCCCCGCACTGAGGCATGTCGCCAGGCCAGTAAGAATCAGTGTCCATGCGGTGATTTCCCTGAGTATGTCAGCCATTGAATGCCTCCCGGTTACTCGTTCGTGTAAATCACGCCCAGTCGTGCAGCCAGACGTTCCAGTTTTTTCTGTTTGTGGAAGTCAATCAGCCGGTCCATCCCCTGAAGGCGCAGTTGCTCTGTCATGATTTCCACGTCTGCCAGCTCTGCCGCGAGGTCACTTTCGCTGCCCTGTCCGTTCAGGTTGCGGGCGGCACTGGCCGCCAGTTCAGCGGCCTCTTCTGCCAGTTTCAGGGCCTGTGCGTCCGGCCCGAAACGCTGCAGGGCCAGACGGTAGAGGGCGGTGCGGGTGAGTTCGGTGTTTCGTGTCATGCCGCGCCCTCAGTGCTTCCGGCTGACGGTGATGTGCAGGCCGCCTTCTGCAGTGGTTTCCATCCGGTACGGCACCTCATGCTCTGCCGTGTGGGTGAGTGTGTTCATCAGTACCTGCAGGGCAGCCTCCTTTCCGTTGGTCGCCACAATGGCCTGTGTGGCCATGCTGATTAGCGCCGTCAGGACGTGCTTCACATCGGTGAGGTCGCGGCATTCACACTCGTTGACATAGTGTTCAACAAGAGTTCGGGTGCGCTGTCGTGCTTCCTGTGGGGTAATCATTGCGCGTCCTCCCTGTCAGGGCGGGAGAATTCCATGACGGGCACGTCCGCCGAAAAATGCTGGCTGCAGTACGGGCAGACCAGGGTGACACGTACTGCAGGTATGTGATACTTACCGGACATCACGGCGATGGCGCTGTGAAAACGCAGGGCTGTTATATCCCTCTCGCACTGAATACATTTAAATATCATAATTTAATTCTCCTCTGTTTCCGGCGTGCAGAAGCCCGCGGCGCTGACGCCGGAATAAAAAAGAAAATGTTTTTATTAAATAATTAACGTGGTGTGTTTACTGCACATCCTGCTCAAAAGGAATTATTGAAAAATCCTCAATATCACTTTTTATGGTAATACCGGGAATATTTTTCACAGCCTCTTTTTCATTCAGAATGGCATCTTTATTTATTTCCTCCTTTACACGAATAAAGCGCTCAAGCCCCAGACGTCTCAGCAGTTCAATGACATTATCCGCCCCGCGAATGCTGACTGACGGCGGACGGTTTCGCCACTGCACCTCGCCGGTGGTGAGGTTAGCGAACTTCACCTTCCCGTTGCCGGTCAGTTCATCACGGTGCGCCTCACACCATGTCTGGATACCGGACTGCAGTTCGGCCATGCGTTTTTTCAGGCTCTCGGTGAGCGGGGCATAACGTGCAGTGATGTCGCCAATGGTGTCATTCATTTCTGTTTCAGCCCTGACCAGTTCACGTTGCGCGTCACCAAGCAGTCTGATTCCCTCAATGACCTCTTCGCGTGTCCCCGGCACCCAGAGTGCTGCTGCGGCTTTGATACGTTTTGCCCCTTTTGTACTTTTTGCCATATTTTATGACTCCTCCTGTTGTGCTGATTACCACAAAGATTCCGGCCACACGACGCGACAGCCGTGCAGTTCGAAAACGCCCTGACGGAAATGTCCCCTGTGGTCATGACCGGTATACAGATAACAGGCCTTTCCCTGCTCAAGCATGCGCATGCAATGCGCACTCCGGGAAACGCGGATGACAGGTTTGTTACCCCTGATGGTGATGCTTTGTACATCCGTGTTCGTCGCCTTAAGCGCCATAATGGCTGACTGCACTTTGCTGATTTGCTGGTTGATACCTGTGGTGGATTTCATTATTAAACCCCTTTGACAACGTCAGCGTTGACCTGTGGAACCCCGATTTCAGCGGCCAGATTCATGGCGGCTATTACCAGGTTACTGACGGCCAGCGGATACAGCAGGCTGACCATATTTTTACGATGACTTCCCGGATTGCTCAGGCGGGCACGTATGGCATCCACTGCGCTGGCGTCCATAATGTCCGTCAGTTGTTTACCGGCCCGTTGCAGTTTGAACGTCAGAAACTCTTCAAGGTTATTGTCCAGAGGCAGAAGTTCGACCACCTCACAGCGCTGAACGACTTCACGGACTTCCATATTGCGTTCAGACAGTTTTGTCGCCAGTTCCGGCTGGCCAATCAGCACGATGGACAGCAGTTTTTTGAAACCGGACTCCAGCTCAAAAAAGCGTTTGAGGTGTTTCAGTGTCGGAATGGGCAGACTGTGGGCCTCCTCAATCACCAGAACGTGGCTGAACCCCGCCTGGCTGCTGTCTTTCAGGACGCGATGCAACTGGCGAAAGCGGGCGTCCTGACTGCGTCTGATGCTTTCCAGTGGTGCGATGGTACTGATAATGGCTTCGGCAATCGCTGCTGCCTTCAGGGTTTTCCCTTTCACATCGTTGTCTTCCATAGCGATGATGTATGGCTCGATAACAATTACCGGCGCATTCTCGCGGTTGATACGTTCAGTCAGGTCGCGGCGCAGCGTGGATTTACCCGCACCGGACTCACCGATGACGGCCATAAACCCACCATGACGGGCTGTCTGGTACAACGCCTCACGCACGTAGCGAATATCCGGGGTGGTGAACACATCATCAGAACCCTGCATGGCTTCGTCGGCGAACGGGTCACGGAAAAGACCAAACGCTTTTTTGGTTGCTGGAAATAACACCTGTTTTTTGAGTAACATATTCTCTTCCTCACTGAGGCTCGTTTTATCTGTGGTACCCGCTGTACGGGGCGTGGCCGCGCCCTGTACAGCATCAAAACTCTTCGTTGTATCAATCCCCTGACTTTCCAGCCAGGACGCAAGACGCCGGCGCACTTCTCCGGGGCTGGTGCGGGGCCACGCGTTATGATTCACAATCTGGGCCAGCGTGGCCTCAGAAACATCGACAGCTCTCGCCACCACCGCCTGTGGAATACGGGCCTCTTTCAGTTGCTGCTTCAGTACCAGCATGTTTCCCTCCTCAGTTGCCGTTAACAATGCTGATAACACTGCTGCGGGCCGGTGTGGTCAGCGTGGCCATGACTTCATCCAGTGCGGCTTCCGGTACGCCGTCCGGGTACTGTGCCGTTAACTGGCGGTAATGTTCCGGCGTCCAGGTAAGGCCGTCGGCGCTGAACTTATCGCGCAGGGCTTTCGCGGCCTCCACATGAGTCATGGGACGTTGTTCAGTGCGCGGCCCGCGTACGTCAGAGGCCTGACCACGCTTCGGCATATAGGCCGGAAGTGTGGTGTCGTCGATATGTTTATACGGGTCAAGCCGCCCGCCGAACGGCAGCGCCTTCGCCTTGCGTGCGGCGGCTGCATCTGCGGCGTTGTCTGTACCGGTAACCAGCGCTTCGGTTTCTTTTGCCGCCATCTGTGCCGGGGTTTCCGGCAGGGCTTTGTAACTTTCGCCAAATACCGCCGCGCCTTCAGCAAAGCCAAACTCGTTCTTTCTGACCTCTTCGACCAGGAAGAACGTCTCGTGGCCGTCCTCACCGGTCAGAACCACCTGTGCCACATCGCTGCGCCATGGGTTACGGGTAATCATCAGTTTTTCACCAACCAGTACGCCCGGTACCGTTGATACGTCAAATTCAGTGCCCCGGAACGAGACACGAAGTTTTGGCGTGACTTTGCGGAGTTCTGGTGCCGCCACAGCCAGTTCACGACATACCTCAACGGAAGGCGCTTTTTTCAGCTGCTCAGCAGTAATCTTCAGCCAGATATCCGTGCGGGTTTTACCGTGGCGGCTGTGAACAGCCGTGGCGTTAAAGTGGCTGCGCCATTTCGCGGCCAGCGCGTTGAGTTCTTCCAGACTGTGAACCGGCCGGAACTTCAGACCCGGCTCCAGCTTGCGTTCGATAATGTCACGCGCCTTTTCCACCTGTCCGGTGGCGCGGGCGTTATGCGGCTTGTGCGCTATCAGGTCAATGCCCAGTGAGCGGCACATGTTTTTCGTCATACCCGCGGTGTTTGCCGAACCGGGGTCGAGATAGAGTATTTTTGGCACGCCGTGCAGCACGTCTGCGCCGCCACGCTCCTGCATGGCGTTGATAAGCACAGAACACAGGTTCTCACCGGATTCCGCACCCGTCACATACTCAACGTAAATCCAGCCGCTGGCATGGTCGGTAATCTCGTAACTCCACACGCGGTCACTGGCGATACGGGCAAGGTTAGCGGGTTTGTTCTTGTAGAACTTCGCGCTGTCCATCACCTGCAGCCCTTTGTGTCCATTGCTCAGGTAGTAAAGCGTGCAGAGCGAGGCATCAATCTGCCAGACATGATTGGGATGCAGACTGGCCACTTCGGTATGCGGCGCAGGAGCATCCAGTTGTTCCGGGTGCAGGCCATAGTTACGCAGGGCACGACTGATGGCATCTTCGGACAACGGGAAAAACTCACCGGTGGTTTCATCTGTTCTGCCTGCGGAGATAAAGCCGTTAGCCCGCAGGGTTTCCACTGCATCCGCGATGGAATAGAGACGCTTACCGTTCTTGCGGGTGGCCTCACGCAGTGTGGCAGATATCAGCGCGGCTTCGTCGCGGGTCAGGGCGCTGCGTCCGGCATCAGCGCGTTTTTTGCGTTTATCAGTCACAGAGACCTCCTTCAGCCTGCGCAGCAGAGTGGCGCGGGACATGCCAAGTTCAGCACAGGCAGCGTCGTATATTGCACCGCGTTTACCATGCCCCGCGTCACGTGCCGCGCGGGCGACATAAACCAGTCGTTCAGTCAGGGCAGCATTCATTGGTTATGCCTCCAGCCCGTTAATCTGTGGCGTCGGCTCAGTCAGCCATGAAGGCGCGGCATTGCCTGTTGGCTCATCCGGCAGGTCAAATGTGGAGCGCAGGCTACGCGCTGTGCTTTCCAGTTGACAGACCAGGCCTGCCATGAAGTCTCTGGGGGTATCAATCATGTTTTCAGCACAATATGCGCACAGCGTCTCAAAAGCGCTGGACAGTCGAACGGCGATAGCAGATTCCGCCTCAACCGCTAATGCTGTCACTTCCGCCCGCAGCTTCTTAACCTCTTCATCAGGCTCAGGCGGCTGAATACGGGATTTCTTCTCCAGTCTGGTGGAGAGTGAGTCTATTTTTTCATTTTTGTCAGCGAGTACGCGCTGTTGTGCTGCGTTGGTTTCGCGCGCTTCGCGCAGGGCCTGACGCAATTCACGTACTGACATGCGATCAACGTCGTCAAGCGTCAGGCCGGCAACTGTGCCGCCGTCGGCCAGTTCGGCAAGCTCTTCGTCGTCTTCTGTCATTAATTCGAAAAGTTTGGCTTTTCCCAAATGTGCCAACGTTGGCAC